GGCCGGTGATATTGTTCAAGTTACAACCTTCAAAGATGCCGCAGTTGTCGTTGGAGCACAAGGCGCTACTGGCAATACCGGGGCGCAAGGTGCTCAAGGAGTGGCCGGCGATACTGGTGCTCAAGGTATCACTGGAGCTCAAGGCGCTACTGGCAATACCGGGGCGCAAGGTGCTCAAGGAGTGGCCGGCGATACTGGTGCTCAAGGTATCACTGGAGCTCAAGGCGCTCAAGGTGTTATTGGTCCTCAAGGTGCACAAGGCGATACTGGATCCCAAGGCGCTACTGGAGCTCAAGGTGCACAGGGTGCTACTGGAGCCCAAGGAAACACTGGTGCCCAAGGCGCACAAGGCGCAGCTTCATCAGTTGCTGGCCCACAAGGTACTGCTGGGGCTCAAGGTGCGCAGGGTGCTACTGGCGCTCAAGGTGCTGCAGCAGTTGTAGGTGGATCGAACACACATATACAATTTAACGATTCTACCAGTTCGAATGGATCTGCAGGATTTACATTTGATAAGACAAGCAATAACGTTACGGTCGCTAATAATATATCTGCTACCACCGGTACATTTGCTGGAGCAGTATCTGGTGTTACAACATTAGCCGCCGGTAACACTACGATTACTGGGTTTGCTAATGTTACATCTACGCTGCAAGTTGGTAACAATATTGCTACTGCTCTCGCCAACGTGACTGCACCGGCTTATACGTTCATAGGTGATCTCGATACAGGCATGTGGTCGCCGACTGCGGACACCCTCGCGTTCAGCACCAATGGCGCTGAACGTTTCCGCATCCTCAACACAGGCGGCATCACATCATCCGACCTTGTTGACGCAGTTGGCTACAAAGGCATGCCGCAGAACAGTCAGAGCGGAGATTACGGGCTAGTTTTAGCTGACGCTGGTAAACACATCTTTCACCCAGTGGGAGACAACAATGCCCGAACATATACAATCCCGGCCAACGCCAACGTTGCCTTTCCAGTCGGAACGGCAATCACGTTTATCAACATGGCGATGGCAAACGTAACGATTGCAATTACGACAGATACCCTAACCTTGTCCCCCGCAGGCACCTCTGGTTCACGCACCTTGGCCACAAATGGGTCGGCAACTTGCATCAAGATCACATCTACTCAGTGGTTGATTTCAGGAAGCGGCTTGACATGAGCGGCGCTCTACAAGGCGTATTTATGAACCAGCGGTCATTTGCGCCGCCGTCTGTCTCTTCTGTAGAATACCTTGTTGTTGCTGGCGGCGGCGGCGGCGTAAATTACGGCGGCGGCGGTGGTGCGGGCGGTTTCTTAACTGGGACATTTACGCCCGTTGTCCTCGGGACTACATACACGGTTACTGTTGGCGGTGGGGGTGCCGGCAATGGCAGCAACGGAAGTAATTCTAGTTTTGCGACCGTTACCTCTACAGGAGGCGGCGGTGGGACTTACGGCCCCACAAATGGTAAAAGCGGCGGGTCCGGCGGCGGCGCCGGTACTTCTAACTTCACTGTGCGCTCCGGGGGCTCTGGCACGGTTGGACAGGGTAACAACGGCGGCAGTAGCGGTCAGCCCGGCAACGGCGGCGGCGGCGGCGGGGCAAGCGCAGTTGGGTCAAATGATAGCGGCGCAGGCGGAAACAGCAGCGGCGGCGCTGGTAGCTCTAGCAGCATTAGCGGAAGCAGTGTCTTTTATGCAGGCGGCGGCGGTGGCCGTGCCCCCGGATCTTCCGGCGGCATAGGCGGCGGCGGTAGTGGTGGCAACCTCACCGGCACCTCTGGCACTGTTAATAGCGGCGGCGGCGGCGGCTCCGGTGGACCTTTCGGCTCTGGCAGCGGCGGGTCTGGAATTGTTATTGTTCGTTACGCCGACAATCTCCCGAACGCAGCAAGCACAACTGGCTCACCGACACTAACCGTAACAGGGGGCTTTAAAATTTACACGTTCAATGCGTCGGGAACGATCACGTGGTAGCAAGTAACAAAAACCAGCAGTTTGCGGTGCTTTGCGGTTTGCCCAGAACTGGTTCGACGCTGTTAATAAACTTACTTATGCAAAACCCCAATATACACGGGGAAGGTGCGTCGCTTCTTTGCGAACTAATGTGGCAGACGCAGCAACTGTGCGACAACCACCCACCTCTTTTTGCAAACAATAAACACGGCACAAAAAAAGACATCGTATCTGCTTTGCCCAGCCTTTATTACAAAGACATCGAAAAGCCGATTATAATAGAAAAAGGCAGGACGTGGTGCCACCCCGCAAACACGCAAATGTGGCGGGAGAACATTAACCCAGATCAGAAATTTGTTGTGCTTGTCCGGCCTATTGAAGATGTCGTAAAATCTTTAGTCTCTTTGCGTATCAAAAATAACCACCAAGGCGACCTGTACGAAGATTTAATGCAACCCGGAGCAGAACCTATTTATAGGGCTGCGGAGGCTATTGCTCTTTGTAAAACTCAACCGCAAGAGAACTTTCTGTACATAGACTACAGAGATTTAGTTTCCGATCCGCTTAAAGTTTTAGACCTAATTTACGATTTTTATGACTGGGACAAATTCCAGCATAACACTGAAAAAGTTGAGCAAGTTTTTGCCGAAGATGATCAATATCATGGTCTTGACGGTATGCACAAAATTAGAGAAACTATTTCTGTCGAAAAGGTTAATGTTGATCTACCCCCTAAAGTCGTCGAATTCTGTGATGAACTAAATGAAATGGTTTACGATAAACAGATCGACGGCGAATGGGCCTTTGATCATTCTTAGTAAGGAAAAGCTTCGTGGCGCACTTTGCAAAAATTGAAGACGGTATAGTCACTGAGGTAATTGTGGCTGAACAGGACGTTATTAACGCCGGCTCGTTTGGCGACCCTGCGCTGTGGGTGCAGACATCATACAACACGCATGGCGGACATCACCCAGAAGGGCGTCCGTTACGTAAGAATTATGCAGGCATCGGGAACACATACGACACGGTTCGTGATGCGTTCTATGCGCCGCAGCCATTTGCTTCATGGGTGTTGGACGAAGACACCTGCTTGTGGAATGCCCCAGTTGCCAAGCCAGATGACGGCAAGCGGTACTTTTGGGACGAAGCGGCCTTAGCTTGGGCGGAAGCGACTGTCTAACAGACATGTCGTTCGGTGTTGATACCCTTCTAACCCTCATTGCTGGCGTCTTCGCCATCGTCGGCGTTTGGACGCAACTACCCGACGCGGCACTAACAAATACGGAAACTGCAAATTGGGCCTCGTATCGGCAAGCATTGCGTAATATAACAACCCAAAGCGACCCGTTCAACATCATCTGGCCGACAGCGCCAGTCAAGGCGCGGCACCGTTGATCACGCCTAGCGTGTCTTTGAGGGTGGTAAGGAGTATCTGATAAAGCACGTTCAGATCAACGTACCTTGTCGCGGGGAGAAGACCGGATCAGACTGGAGCATGGTCTGCGAGGGGACGCTGCGCTTGGATCGGGACACGTCTACTGCTATAATCGAGCCGTAGGAACCTTGAATGTCAAGATATCCGAGGGGCCTAATTCGCAGCCCGATCGGAGAAGTGTGGACGCAAAACTACATCGTGACGAATCTCGGCGCTGAAGAGGCCACAGCCAAGGCCGACACGCAGTGGGGCATCATTCGCATTGAGCGCAACACCAAACTGATTGCCTCCGACTGGACACAGGTTGCCGACGCTCCGGTAGATGCCGCTGAGTGGGCGACTTATCGTCAAGCGCTGCGGGACATCACGAATCAAACTAATCCGTTTAATATCGTTTGGCCCACCGTTCCGGCGTAATATCAACACTTATGGAAATTGCCGAGTTATAAATAGAATTATAATAAAATCTGCGGGATAGGGAACCAGAGATGACAACACCAAATAATTTTCGCGTTAAGAACGGATTAACCGTATCGAATGGCGTAACAATATCGGCAGGCAACGTTGTAATTACGAGTGGTCAACTCGTCATCGGCGCTACTGCAATTAATGCTACCTCAATGAGTGATGGGGCCAATAACGCATACACCAATGCAATTGCAATCGCCGCGAATGCCAGCAATCTCACTTCTGGTACAGTGGCAATCGCTCGTATTCCGACTGCTGATTCAGTAAGCAATACCTCGATCTCTCATGTGCCTACTGCTAATAATGTCAAGACTGCGTATGATGCGGCGATCGCGGCTAATACACTTGCGAATACTGCAGCAACCTCGGCTGGCGCAGCTTATACGAATGCTGTATCTTATACTGATACGAAAATCGGTACAGCAAACACTGCCATGGCAGCCAATGCAGATGCAGCTTATACCAACGCAATTGCAATTGCAGCGAATGCCAGCAATCTGACTTCTGGTACAGTAGCAGCTGCTCGATTGCCTTCATTGTTTATTGGAACGACAACGATTCAGTCGACGAGTGCTGCACAAGCAGTCACCGGCATTACGACACTCGCAGCCGGTAACACAACGATTACGGGTGATATTACCGTTTCTGGTAACCTCACTATCAATGGCACAACAACCAATATAAATTCTACAGATCTTCTTGTAGAAGATAAAAATATTATACTTGGGGATGTGACTACTCCATCTGATGCAACTGCCGACGGCGGCGGTATTACTCTGAAGGGTGCTACCGATAAGACATTCAACTGGATTGATGCAACTGATAGCTGGACTGCTTCCGAACATATCGATCTTGCGTCTGGCAAAACCTATAAGATCGGTAATACTACTATTGCTAACTCTACGGCTTTAGGTACTGGAATTCTTGCATCGTCTCTTACTTCTGTTGGTACTTTAAGTTCTCTTACACTCGGAGGCGCTGCTTCTGGTATTACAACGCTTGCCGCTGGCAATACTACGATCACTGGCTTTGCGAACGTATCGTCTACGTTACAAGTCGGAAACAATATCACTAATGGTCTCGGCAATACAAGCGCACCATCTTACACCTTTACCGGTGATACCGACACAGGAATGTTTTCTCCGACCGCGAATACGTTAGCGTTTAGTACTGGCGGCGTAGAAGTTGCCAGGCTCACCGGTGCAGGTTACCTTGAAGCAGTCTATTCCGATGATGTTGTCGCACTGGGCAACACAGGTACCGCTATCAATATTGATCTACGACAAGGTACTGTCTTTACGGCAACATTGACAGGCAACTGTACCTTTACTCTGCAGAACCCCAATGCCAACGCAAATCGTGGTTCATCTTTCACGCTCATCTTAACAAACGATGGTACTGGAAGCAGAACGGTGGCATGGGCAGGCGGTACGTTCCGTTTCCCAGGAGGTGCAGCAACATTGTCACGTACTACGACAGCCAATGCTGTTGATATTTGGGTATTCTTTACTCCAAATAATGGCACAACATGGTACGGAAATATCTCTATGAAAAATCTCATAGCTTAACTAGAATAGAATATATAAATAATTATAGAAAGGATTTATAAAATGACAATGACACCCGAAGAAATTATGAATACTCAACAACAACATCAACAAGATCTTGAAGCGAGTCGCCGAACTCATGAAACAGAGATGAATAATAGAAGATCCCGTCTTGAACTTGTTCGTATAGCAAAAGAAACTCTTATTGAAAATGCTCGTAATAAACCAGCTTCCGAAGCTGTCGCGCTAACCGCAGAAGAAATTACCGCATTTGCAAATGAGCTTAATAATTACGTCGGTGAATAATGGAAGGATTTGCATATTTTCCCGCCATCGTCTACCGAGACGAGCGGGCTGATCTTGTTGAGGAAATAGCACCTTCTTGCCTTCAACATTTGGATAGTGTTCGCCGACCTGAAACTCCCATGTGTCAGTCCGGTGATGTTAGGCACGATCCGGCTTTTCGTCGTGTTGCAGACTATCTTTTGATTTCTGGAGTTGAAATGTTACGTGAGCAAGGCTATGCAGTCGAGCGTTACGATTTTTATCTTAAAGGCTTGTGGGTACAAGAAACTAGCCAAGCAAGCGGCACCAACGTTCACATACACAAGAACAGCCAAGTTTGCGGTTGGATGTTTATCGATACACCTCAAGGCGGCGCATATCCAATATACCACGACGTTCGGATGAACAAGGCGATGGTAGAACTGGATTTTGCGCACAGCGACGAGGTGACGAACGCCACGAGCAGCATCCACTTCAACAACGTCCAGCCAGGTACGGTCCTCTTTGCAAACTCATGGATGCAGCATCAGCTTGTCGGTGGGGGCGCCGAGACTCCGACCCGTAGTTTGCACTTCATTATATCTCACAGAGACCGACCATGCAGCACTTGTTAACACCCTATTCTATGCCAATTGAACCGTTTGTGCGGTGGGAAGGTGCGTTTACTGACCAAGAGTTGAATTGGTTGCAAGAGCAAGCTAAAAACTCTAAGCAGCAAGCACAGGTCGGAGGAAATCCCGATCAAGACACTCTCAACAACATTCGCCGTTCCCAAGTATCGTGGCTGAATAAGACAACAGAGACGACATGGGTTTTTGAGAAGTTGGCGCATGCTGCATCCTCACTGAATGCAGAATACTATCGCTTTGATCTGACGGGCTTCGGAGAGGCGTTGCAGTTAACCAACTATAACCAGTCCGAGCATGGTATGTACGGTTGGCATCAAGATTATGGTGGAAAACTATCTCCGAGTCGAAAGCTCAGCCTCGTGCTTCAGTTGTCAGACCCGTCTCAGTATGAAGGCGGCAATCTTCAAGTTATGACTGGTGGTGAGCCTACCAACGTGCGTAAGCAACGAGGACTTATCACTGTGTTTCCAGCATACACACTTCATCAAGTTACACCCGTGACGCAAGGGACACGTCAATCTCTCGTCGCATGGATTTCAGGACCACCTTTTCGATGAGCAATAATCATGAAGATTTTATCAAGATGTATCATGGCTTGTACCCCGAAGGGTACTGCCAACATCTTATCAACGAGTTTGAACGACTAACTCAGAGCGGCGCGGGTAGCAATAGGCAGAACAGCGAAGGGACTGCGCGGCATCGTAAAGACGACTTGCAACTTGAGTTGAACATAGGCGTTCATACTATTGCTCCGTTTGAAGATAAGTCGGCTACTGATATGTTCTTCAAAGGTCTACAGGCGTGTTATGAAGATTATGCCGCGCAGTTTTCTGTACTAGGGCAAGGACGCATTCACGGTACGGCTATGAAGATGCAGCGTACCGATCCAGGCGGTGGTTATCACATTTGGCACGGCGAACAAGGTAATGGTAATCATGCCGACCGCGTATTAGTGTATATGCTATATTTGAATAGTCTTGATGATGGCGATGGCGGAGAAACTGAGTTCTTATACCAACGTTGTAGGATTGCTCCGCAGGCTAACACTATGCTATTTTGGCCCGCAACATTTACGCACGCTCACCGAGGCAACACTGTTCTGGGTAATCAGAGTAAGTATATCGTCACAGGCTGGTTTTACTACGAGTAAGAGGAAAGTAACATGCCGACCGGTACTACAAAAGTAACTATAATGGGAGGCGTGTCCCTCACGCCGGCTGGCTCGCAAACGTTTAACGCCCCGGGGACGTTTACTGCCACTGGTATAACTAAAGTGAACATCACTGGGAAAGGTGGCACAGGCTCCCCCGGCAATGCGGGAAACCCCGGTTCTCCGGGGACTCCGTCCAACGACGGGCGCGGTGGCGGCGGTGGTGGCGGCGGTGGCTCCTTTACTTCTACAAACTGCGGGCAGTCTTGGAACGCAGGAAATCCCGGAAATCCTGCTTCTTCTGGAGGGGCAGGCGGGTTAGGTAGCGACGGTACCTTCGGCGGTAATAGGGTAGGCGGTAATGGAGCTCCGGGCTCCCCTGGAGGAGGAGCCCCGCCCGGAAATCCCGGAAACCCCGGACCTTCTGGGAACCCATCTACTGGTTTATGCCGTTCCTTTACGGGTACTTCAGGCGGCGGAGGCGGCAATGGGGGTACCGGCGGCGCGGGCTCCGCAGGTGGTACTGGTGGTGCCGGTGGTAACGACGGCTTTGGTTGTTTTTTCACATTTTTTTTATACCCCGGTAATGCGGGGGCAGGGCGTCCCACTTGCGGCAGTCCGGGGAGTGGTACTTCTGGTGGGTCTGGTGCGTTCTCTTCATGTGGCTACAGTGGTGGCGGCAACGGAGGCAATGGTACTGGTTCTCCGCCCGGCGGTGGCGGCGGTGGCGGCGGTAGGTCGCCCGGTGCTACGCCCGCTAATTTTGGAAACCCCGGAAACTCAAGCTCTTCAGCACCGACAAGTACGTTTAATTGTCAAACGGTTGTATCAGGGACCAGCTACCCTATCGTAGTAGGAACCGGTTCTCCCGCCGGGCAGGTCACGGTATCATGGAATACGCAATAAACAGTAGGAAAGTAACATGCCGACCGGTACTACAAAAGTAACGTTATTTGGAGGTGTAGCATTGACGCCTGGCGGTACTCAGACGTTTAATACGTCGGGCACTTGGACTGCACCTGCAGGTATTACAGCAGTTAGTCTTACCGGTCGCGGTGGCACTGGTAACCCAGGAAATTCGGGTAACGGCGGCGGGGCGGGG